CTCAAAAATATCTCCTGCGGCTAAAGCAGAACCTTTCTCAGTTGTTGCAGTAGCTAGGTTGATAGAAGACTGTACAAAGTACGGCATTCTACCCCTGTTACTCATCCCTCTTGCAGAGACTAATTCGCCAGTTTGTGTAGCCATTTTTTAATCTCCTCTAAGCTGCGTTATATACGGCTTGAACGAGAGCTTCTGGACGAAGAATCTTTCTGCCATACAAATGCATACCACGGACAATGTCAGAAAAACTGTCAGGGTCACGGTATGATTCTGTCTTATTGATCTGCTCTGCAGTTGCAACAGCAGAATCGTGTCCAGCCATAATAACACCATAGTTAGAAAGTTGGTTCGCTGTACCTGAAGTACCCGGACCTGTTCCAACTGCTGGTAGATTACTAGAACTGTATACTCTGAAACCACCTAAGTTATTAATAACTAGGCCATTTCGTATGCTTCCTGATTCTCCAAAGTCTGCGTTGTGAAGACGTGAATCTTCGTCACGTAGCATTTCCATAAACACAGGATCTACAACTAGCCAACGACCATTTGTGTCAACTTGCTGTTGATCAAGTAGTCTAGCCATACGAGATACAACCATCATTGGTGAGGCTGTAGCTGTAGGCAAGGATGTTGCACCCGGCATACGTGGAGTCAGAGGAATTGCGTGAGTTCCTGCTGAAGCAGTAGTAATGTTACCAAAGTCACCTTTGTTCAATTTCATGCTGGAAAGAAGTTCATCTGTACCTGCTGTTGAAACTGCCACAGTACCGTTTACAGTTGCGTTAACTGTGTTTGATGCACCGTGGATAGAGGTTTGTTTGTAACCTGATAGATAACCAAGTACGTCTTGGTCAAACTGGTCAGCCAATCTATAAGCTGCTCTATCAGAAGCAAGACTCATAAAGTTTATGTGGCTGTGTGCGTCTTCTATGTCGTCAATCTTAAACGCATAGTAGTTAGACTTATCAATTGTTAACGAGAAATCTTCGTCATCAAGGTCTTGTGGTAAAATTGCTGTACCACGTTTGTACTCTTTGACTGTAATCTCTGGTTCTTTTATTATTTTAACGGTATCGCCCATGTTAGCAATTTCACCAAAGTAATCATTATTGGTAACTGCTTCTACAACAGATGCCTTGCGGAATGCAAGTTGCACCTGTTTGCTGTAGATTACTGGACTAAAATTACCGTTAGGCAGGTTACCATAACCTGCTGCGGAACTAAATGCCATTGTATAATCTCCTATTTATAGCATATATTACAGATGCAAATCAATCAAATGTTTTAACGGGCTGACTTACGTAGGGTGTATTCTCCACACAGTCGCGCAACTATGCGTTTAATAGGCCATGTTTATCAGGTAATCTTTAAGACTTTTATTGCTTTGCTATTTATTGTTTGGGTAGGTAACCATATTAAATGGGGCCACCCTAATAGTATGACTATAGTTATATCTATTTTTTCCTATATGTCAATACCTTTTAACGAGCATTACCAGATACATCATAATCAAAACGTCCTGAACGGATAGCTTCCATTATGGTATCTGCGTTTCTCTCGTACTCTTGTGCCGTCATTTTCGCCACTTGAGATTCCTTATAACTGCCACTAGTTTTATCAGTACTTGGTGAGTTACGTGTCTGTTTACTATTTACAGAACGTGCAGCATCTTTATTGTTTGATGACTTTTTAGTTGATATGTTGTTGTCTATCTTGTAAAGGTCAATTGCCCTTGCTGCAGATCTAGCATCATTATCATTTTCGTATAGAGCATCTTGAACCCACTTAGGTTGTTCTGTTGCCCAATCGTGAAAGTCATCACTATCTCTTATCTCACTAAAGTCAGGGTGTATTTTTAGTAGTTCTACTTCAGCTTTTTCTTTACTAGCAGATTCCCTCATTGCATCAATTTCTTTTACACGTTCTTCTAAATCTTTAGATTGTTCACGTGCTTTTTTAATTGCAATGGTTTCTACAATTGCTGCTACATCAGGGTATCTAGCTGCCCATGCATCAATATCATCGTCTGACTTTGGTAGTTTAATTTCTTGTTTAGTACTTTGATCAAGTTGTTTTCTTAAAGCATTAACTTCTTTTTCTAGTGATTGTTTTGTTTCTTGAGAATGCCTACGTAAATCACCATATCGTTTCTTAAAGGTTTTTTCTTCTCCACCTTCTGGTTCAACTTCATCACTGTCGTTGTCAAGTACTTCGCCTTTATTTTCTGCGATTAGTTGTTCTAACTCTTCTTCTTCTTTTTTACGTTTATCATCATTTGCATATTTACGTGTTGCAAATGCAACCTTAGTTTCTGCTTGTGGCTCTGAAGCCATTTCTGTATTAGCCATTAGATTTCCTAACTGGGGCCACCGTAGCCTATGTTGGTAGGGGGATGAGTAGCCAGCAAATAAGCTATTTTATCGTGTAGCTAATCCACGTTTTGGTGCAGCAGTGGGTGTAGGTTGTCTGCCTAGCATAAATACTAAGTCTTCTAACTCTCCACCTAAAACTTTACCTAACACCCGTCCTTCAGGTGTGCCTCTAAGACCCTGTAACGTAGCACGTTCAGACTCTTCTAGTTCTTTAAATCTAGTCAGTACGGTTTGTTTATATTCTTGAAGTGTTGGTTCCATATTAATTTCCTAATGCTATTTTTATTTTACCTACTGTATAACAGAGGGGTTCAAATATAGAGCGATAGAAACGTCCTAAAGTATTTCGTTTAGTTCCTTTTAACTCTGCTCTTAAATCTGCAGTACGTCTACGTGTACCATGTTCTAGTATAGTACGTATAAACTTTATATCTTTTGTATATGCTAAGTATACTAAAGGAAGGAACAGTGTATGATAACCTACTTCGTGTTCCTTTGTCAAGTGTTTATTTGCATAACTTAACCAAATAGCGTTACGGTAAGAACCAAAGCCGTATGAAGCATTCATAGCTGTACAAATAATTTTACTACTATCTGACTCACCATCATTGTCTCTATCATTACCATCACCTTTTTTAGCTCCCTTTGCAGCTGTATATTTTTCTCCATCTAGTGTTTGTCTTTTACCAAAAGTACTCTTTGTATACTGTTGTCCTTTAGAGTCTTGGTATATAGTTTTTCTATCATCATTTTTAAGTGCTTTACCATCTGCATCAACAACAACACCTGCTTGACCCGGACCAGCTATCATGCCTACACCGTAACCTTCAGCGTCTGTACCAATATAACCTGTGCTTTCTATCTCATTATTATACATATCTTGAGGAGAATTTTTTGGAACTTCTCTACCACTCCGTAATAAAGTTGAATTACCTTGCGACCTTGATATTACTTCGTCCCTAGCTAATATATAATCGTCAATACGTTTGCGGTTTGTTTTTAAAATTTGTGCGTTTGATTTTTTTGTATCTACTTTTGTATCTACTGTAGCATCCCTTATAGCTGAACCCATACCAGAATCAACTGATTGAGCCATACCCGGAGGTCTCATGTTTCTATCACTCAGATTAGGACTAAACTCTTGTCTAGTAGGATCAAAACTCTTATCCATTGAAGGTGCATTAAGTGATACAGGAGATTGTCCAGATTTTAAAGCTGACCCCATACCAAAATTTAATTCCGTATCAGATATAGTTGCATCTCTTCTTGGTCTTGCATCAGCACCACCAAGAGAAGCTTCTCTGTTTGCTGCTGCTCTTTCTGCATTAATTCTTATATTTGTTCCGGCTGCTTCTCCCCTTAAATAGGAAGCATCTCTAACTATAGGATCAGAACCCTGTGGGTCATTGATACCTATCATTCTAGTTGCATCATCTACGCTTGGTCTTGGTCCTTCTGGTTGTAAGTTAACTTCGTTAATACCAGCATATGGATCTGTTCCTGCTCCTATAAAAGGTCTTCTACTATCAGGTATTTGATCTCTACCTCTAGGATCTGGAGTTGAAGAAACTCCTTCTAATTGTGGGTATACATTTGTAGATTGATTAGAAAATTTGTTTTGCATTTCTCTACCTAAATCGACTGCTCTTTCATAGGGAAAAAGATTTTGTTCAGGATACTTATTATAAAAACTTGGTGCAATTCCATCAGGGTTTGTAGCACTAACACCCATATTATCTTTCATATAATTTCCTAAAGCTGCTCCG